ACTATGAATACTAAAAAACAACTAAATAATATATTAAATAAGTTTCCTAAAAAAACAGAACTACAAAAAGTTAAACTATCTCAAATAGATGACATACAAGATGCTATAAGTAGAGGCTTCAGTAATATAGAGTTTTTTGAAGATGCTTATGAAGAAGCAAGGTCTGCAATTACTAAAGCAAATGACATAGTAAGATTTGAATTATCTGATCCATTAGAAGATGCTAAATTTATGCTAGACGAACTAGAACAAGAATTAAAAGAATTAGGAATAGACAATTCACCTGAACTTAAAGAATTACAAAAAGAAATACAGTCTTTAGAAAGTGCAATAGATGATGCAGAAAGTAAAAACGATAGATTAGATTTTAAATAATAAATATGAACACAAATAAAAGATTAAATCAAATACTAAATAAATTTCCTAAAAAGACAGAATTAGAAAATCATAAAATTAATTTAAGTAAAATTTCTGACGTAGAAGAATTTTTATCAGTAGGTTTTGCTATGCAAGAATTTATTGAAGAAGCTCTAGAAATTGCACAAGAAAATTTAACAAAAGCTAGAGATATTACTAAGTTTGATATGAAAGATGCTTACATAAATGCAGATGGTGTTTTAGCAGAAATTAAAGAAGAGTTAGATGAATTAGGTGTAGATAGTCCTAAATATAAACAATTAGTTAAAGAAAGTCAGGACTTAAAAGACCTTGTTAATAAAATGGAAGACGCAATTAGATCAACACGATAATTATGATAACAAATAAACAAATAGACAGAATATTAGCTAAATTAAAAAAACCTTGTCAAGCAGGATACGAGCAATATGGAATGAAAATGAAAAATGGTAGAAAAGTTCCTAATTGTCTGCCTATTAAAAGAAAATGAACAAAGCTATTATAGATAAAATACTAGGTAAAATTATCTATGTTAGTAAAGTTACCAAGTTACAAAAAACATATAATGACTATCCTAAAGAAGCATCTAATAATGCTTGTAAAGTTTTAGGGTGGATAGAAAAGCACGGAAGAGACGAGGTAAAGGGAATGACAAGAACAGGATTAGCAAGAGCTAACCAACTATGTAGAAGAGAAAACATTTCTGAAGAGACTATAGCAAGAATGGCTGCTTTTGAAAGACACAGAAAAAATGCAACAATAAATCCTGAGTTTAGAGGTAAACCTTATAAAGATAAAGGTTATGTTGCTTGGTTAGGTTGGGGAGGAGATGCTGGTGTAAGATGGGCAAGTAGAAAACTTAAACAAATAAGAAATGAAAGATAAAATCCCTAGTAGAACAAGTCCTAAAGGCAGTAATAGAGCTTGTCTGTGTAAAGACACAAACACATATTCTATTAAGTGCTGTGATGGATCATTATTTGCTCAAGGGATTGGTGTGATTAGTAGAACATAAACAAAAATGCAAAATAGTTTTAATTAAACGTTATAGTGATATGAAAAATGCAAAAGATATGATAAATGACATAAAAAATGTGTTAGGTCTATCTGAAGAAGTAAAAGAAACTGAAGAAACAGTTGAAAATACTGAATTAGAGTCTAACGAAGAAAAAGAGCAAGTAGAACTAGCTCAAATGAAATTAGAAAATGGAACTATCATTGAGGCTGAAGCATTTGCAAGTGATAATGAAGTATTTATTGTTACTGAAGATGAAAAAGTACCTGTTCCAGTTGGTGAATACGAAATGGAAGATGGTAAAATTTTAGTAGTAAACGAAGAAGGTGTAATAGCTGAAATGAAAGATGCAGGAGCTGAAGAAGAAGTTGAGGCTGCTGTAGAATATGCTACTAAAGAAGATTTAGCTGAAGTCAAATCTATGGTCGAAGAGATCAAGGGTATGATAGAAAAAAAGTCAGAAATGGCTGAAGAAGAAAAAATTGTAGCTGAAGAGGAAAAGGCTGAGTTAAAAGAGCAACTTAAAGAGGAGCTTTCTAAACCTGCTGCTAATCCTGTAAAGCACAATCCAGAGTCGCAATCGTCTAAGAATACAGTTCTTTATGGTCAAAAAAGAAACTTGACTACTAAGGACAGAGTATTCTCTAAAATTGCAAATTTTAACAATTAATTTATAAATAATTATGGCAACAACAGTAAGTATAACAAGTACGTATGCAGGTGAATTTGCAGGGAAATATATCTCTGCTGCTCTTTTGTCTGCTAATACTATTGAAAGAGGTGGAATTGAAGTAAAACCTAATATTAAGTTCAAAGAAGTTATCAAAAAAGTTGCAACTGATAGCAATGTTATCAAGGATGCGACCTGTGATTTTACAGACACAGCAACAGTAACTTTAACTGAAAGAATCCTTCAACCTGAAGAGTTCCAAGTTAATTTAGAGCTTTGTAAAAAGGATTTCCACTCTGATTGGGAAGCTGTACAAATGGGAATTTCTGCATTTGACAACCTTCCTCCTGCTTTCTCAGATTTCTTAATAGCTCACGTAGCTGGTTTAGTAGCTGAAAAAACAGAACAAAATATATGGGCTGGTGCAACTGGTAATGCTGGGGAGTTTGATGGTTTAGTAACTTTAGCAACTGCTGATTCAGATGTAGTTGATGTTACTGGAACAACTGTAACTTCTGCTAACGTTATTGCTGAGATGGGTAAAATTGTAGATGCTGTTCCTTCTGCTCTTTATGGAAAAGAAGACTTACACATTTACGTTTCACAAAACATCTTCCAAGCATACGTTAGAGCATTAGGTGGCAACCTTCCTTTAAAAAATGTAGCTGGTACAGAAAATGTAGCTGCATTTGGAAATGGTATAGACAATCAAGGATCACTATGGTACAACAATGAAGCATTGACTTTTGAAGGAATTAGAATATTCCAAGCAAGTGGTCTTGCTGACAACAAAGCTATGGCTGCTCAAAAATCAAACCTTTACTTTGGTACTGGACTATTATCTGACCATCAAGAAGTTAAACTTCTAGATATGGCTGATTTAGATGGTTCACAAAATGTAAGAGTTGTAATGAGATTTACAGCAGGTGTACAGTATGGTATTGGATCAGATATTGTTCTTTACTCATAAAAACTATTTTTAACAACAAAGGGCAGGTTTTTGCCTGCCTTTTTTTAAATTTTAAGAAATATGGCTTGTGCATTAACAACTGGAAGAAAAGTACCTTGTAAATCAGGTTTTGGTGGTATCAAAAGAGTTTATATGGCTGATTATGGTACACTAGGGACTGCAACTGTAGACGCTGATGGTTCTGTGTCTGCTTTAAGTGGCTCACCTACTTGGTTTCAGTTTGACGTAAAAGGTAATTCATCTTTAGAAACTACTATAACAAGTTCTAGAGACAATGGAACTACATTTTTTAGTCAGACATTGAATTTAACACTAACCTATCTTGACACAGCAACTCAAGAAGAAATTAAATTAATTGCACACGCAAGACCTCACGTGGCAGTAGAAGATTATTATGGTAATGTGTTTTTATGTGGGTTTGAGAATGGATGTGAATTAACAAGTGGTACAATAGTAACAGGAGCTGCTGCTGGTGATTTATCAGGCTTTACATTAGTTATGGAGGGTATTGAAGAAATCCCTGCATATTTTGTAGATGCTGGAGTAATTACAGGTGATGCAACTCAAATAACTCCAAACTAGGAGTATAATTCTCTCATATAACATCCTATCTAAAAGCACCTTATTATGGGTGCTTTTTTCTTTTTACAAATAATTAATTCTTTTACGTTATATAACAAATGATTTTAAAGAATACAGATGCAAGTCAAACTTTTTCAGTTATACCACGTGATTTTGGTAGTCAATTCAGTATGGAAATTAGAGATGACTCTACTAATGTTTCTACAATTTACGAGATTGATGACGCAACAACTGTCGGAAATTATTTAACATTTACTAAAACATTAAATCCAGTTTTAATAGAAAATCATTTTTATGATATTAGATTATTTGTAGACGATAATATTTGGAATACTAATTATCATATATGGAATAATTATAATTTTCTATGGAATGTAGGAGCTATACAAAAAACAAACATATATAAAGACAGAATATTCTGTACAAATCAAACAATAAACCAAGATAATGATCAATATTATCAAGTAAATAAAGACCAATACACAGAAGATGATTCTTTTAATAATGATTATATTGTAGTATGAAAAGAAAAAGAAATAAATTAGGACAGTTTATAAAAAACAAATCTGAATTTGGTTTTGTTAATTTAAGTAATTACACAAGTCCACAAGTCAAAGAAGTTAAAAACAAAGAATGGATTTCTTATGGAGATGATAATAATTATTTCCAATATTTAATAGATAGATATAACGGAAGTCCAACAAATAATGCTGCTGTAAATGGTATATCTCAAGCTATTTACGGAAAAGGTCTAAGTGCTACAGATTCTTCTAGAAAACCTGAGCAATATGCACAAATGATTTCACTACTTAAAAAAGACGTAGTAAGAAAATTATGTTATGACCTTAAATTGATGGGACAATGTGCAATGCAAATAATCTATTCAAAAGACAGATCAAAGGTTGCAATGATAGAGCATATGCCTATTGAAACATTAAGAGCAGAAAAATGTAATGAAGACGGAGACGTAGCTGCTTATTATTATTACAAAGATTGGTCTCATATAAAACCTAATGAGAAAGCTATGAGAATACCTGCCTTTGGTATGAGCAATGAATCTATAGAGATTTTATATGTAAAACCTTATAAAGCTGGATTTTATTACTATGCACCTGTAGATTATCAAGGTGGTTTACAATATGCAGAACTAGAAGAAGAAATATCGAATTATCATCTTAACAATATTCTTAATGGACTAGCACCTAGTATGTTAATTAATTTTAACAACGGAACTCCTAACGAAGAAGAGAGAAGACTTATTGAAAGTAAAATAGCACAAAAGTTTAGTGGTTCATCAAATGCAGGTAAATTTATTTTAGCATTTAACGACAATAAAGAGGCTCAAGCAGAAATTACTCCAGTTCAACTATCAGATGCTCATAATCAATATCAATTTTTATCTGATGAGTCTATGAGAAAAATTATGGTAGCTCATAGAATAGTTTCACCAATGCTTTTAGGTATAAAGGATCAAACAGGGTTAGGTAACAATGCAGACGAGATAAAAACAGCATCTCTATTAATGGATAACACAGTTATAAGACCTTTTCAAAACCTTTTAATAGATGCTTTTGATCGTGTATTAGCTTTAAATGATATTGCTTTAAATCTATACTTTAAAACGTTACAACCATTAGAATTTACAGAAATAGACGAGTCTATACAAGACAGAGAAACCATAGAAGAAGAAACAGGTGTGGATATGTCTATACAACTAAAAGAAATAGACGGAGAGAAAGTTTATGAAACACCTGAAGAAGCTGAGAAGGCTGCTACGGAGAAAGGTTGTAAAGGTTACCACGTACACGAAGAAGATGGTAAAAAATGGTATATGCCTTGTGAAACACATCCTGAAATGACAGAAGAACTAGCTGACAGCTTATTAGAGTTTTTAGAAGGAGAAGTAATTTCTGAAGAGTGGGATATGGTAGACTCTAGAGAGTATAAGGAAGAAAATGAGTCAATAGAAGATTGGGCAAATAATATGATTGAGTCTAAAGAGCAAAAGCTAGAAAAAAAATCTATAAAATCTAAAAAAAGTGGATTTAGTATTTTAGATAAATCGTTATATAAAGTGAGATACAAATATGCAGAAAAGTATTCATCAAATAAACACAGACCATTTTGTTCTATAATGATGAAACGTAACGCAAACAATATTGTATATAGACTAGAAGATATTGACAAAGCAAGTAGAGAAGGTGTAAACAAATCTTTTGGACATAAAGGAAAAGCATATGACTTATTTAAATACAAAGGAGGAGTTAATTGTGGACATTATTGGGAAGAGGTTTTATATAGACTAAAATCTAAGACAATGAAAAAGGTAATTCAAAACTATGATGAAGTAGATAGCATACCTAAGTCTTATGAGCCTAAACCTAGAGGATGGAAAGACGCAAAGAAAGCACCAAAAGATATGCCTAATAACGGACATCACCCAAACTATAAATAAGATATGGCAACAGCATTATTCATAAACAGAACTGATTTAGTAAGGAACTCCATAATAGATGGCAATGTGGACACAGATAAATTTATACAGTTTGTTAAATTAGCTCAACAGATACATATACAAAATTATCTAGGAACAGAGTTATATAATAAGATTAGTACCTTAATAACAAGTGGTGATATTGATGAGGTTGCATATGCTGATTATAAGACATTATTAAATGATTATATACAGCCTATGTTAATTTGGTGGAGTCAAGTAGATTACATTCCTTTTGCGTCTTATCAGATACGAAATGGTGGTATTTACAAACACTCTTCTGAAACATCTGAATCTGTAGGAAAAGATGAGGTAGATTTTCTTGTTAATAAAGCTAGAGAAAAAGCTGACTTTTATACTAGAAGATTTATTGATTTTATAAGTTTTAGAAATGCTACTTATCCTGAGTACACTCAGAACTCAAATGAAGATATGAATCCTAGTCAAGATGCAACTTTTAACGGATGGGTATTATGAGGTATAAACCAAAACAAAAAAACATAGAAAAATTAAAAACATTTTTAAAAATAAAAACTAAAAAACAAAATTATGGCAAGTCTATTCAATACAAGGATTAGTGATACTTATGTTGGTTTAATAAAGAGTTTAGATAATGCTGCTATTTCTACAACTCTAAAACAATTATCAGACGGAAGTGGCAATAGTCTTGGTGTTTTTGTAAATACTTCAGGAGATTTTAAGGTTAATGGTATCCTAGAATTTGCATCACTAAAAGACACAGGAGAAAACATAACTATAACTAAGTTTGTAGACGAAGCAGACGGAATATCAAACAACGATAATGACACAACAATACCAACAAGTGCTGCTGTAAAAGATTATGTAGACACTCAAATTACAGCAGAAGATTTAGACTTTGCTGGTGATACAGGATCAGGTAGTGTTGATTTAGATTCACAAGTTTTAACAATCTCAGGAACAACAAACGAAATCGAAACCTCTGCAAGTGGTCAAACGCTTACTATAGGATTACCAAGTTCTATTAGTGTAAACTTAGTAGGTAACGTTACAGGTAACGTAACTGGAGACTTAACTGGAAACGTAACTGCAACATCTATTCTTGCAGATGGTGTTACAGGAACTACTCAATCTCAAGGAGATAACTCTACAAAAATTGCTACTACTTCATATGTAGACTCAGCAATAGGAAATAATAATGAACTATCAGAAGTTTTAGCAAATGGTAACACAACAGGAGGAACAGACATAGCTGTAAGTACAGGAGATGACATAACTTTTGCAGATTCTAGTAAAGCTATATTTGGAGCAAGTAGTGATTTACAAATCTATCACGACAGCTCTAATTCTTATATTTCTGATACAGGCACAGGAAATTTAATTATTTTAGGTTCATCTAGAGTTGAGTTAAAATCAGCAAATAATAAGTATTTTTTTAGAGGAGTAGTGAATGGTGCAGTTGATTTGTACTTTAACGATTCAATAAAACTCACAACAACAACTGGTGGAATTGATGTTACAGGAAGTGCTACTATTTCAAGTGATTTAATATTAAGTGATTATGGTAGTGGAACACATACAGGAACAGCCACACAAAGATTAGGTGTTGATTCAAGTGGTAATGTCATTGAGATACCTATTGGTGGTGGTGCAGTTGATGGTTCAGGTACTGCAAATACTGTAACAATGTGGACTGATTCTGACACTATCGGAAATGCACCTATAACAATATCTTCTAATGATGCAACCTTTGCAGGTGATGTTACTGCAACTTCTAAAAAGTTTATATCAACAAGTTCTTCAAGTGGAGACTATGTAAGGTTATATGCAGGTAGTGGTACAGCACAATGGGATATTTATGGTAATGGTGAAAATTTAAGATTATCAGAAAACTCTAGTGGTGGTGGTATATTTCAAGTAGATTCAGGTGCAACTTTTGGAGGGCAAGTTGAAGTCGCTTTAGCAAGTAATCAAATTAAATTATCTACAGGCACAGCAGGGGATGGTTATTTAAATATAGGACATTTTGCAAATGGTACTTTTATAGGTACTTATGGAGATGATGGTGGTGTAGCAGACTTAATAAGATTTGGTACACATTCAGGAGATGAACGTATGCGTATTGATTCAAGTGGTAATGTAGGAATTGGTACTTCAAATGCAACACCTTCAAATGGTGGTGGTATGTGTATCAATGGTGGTAGCATAACAAGAATAGATTTAAGAAACAGCACTACTGGTGACACTACTGGTGATGGTACATCTCTGCAATTAAATGGTAACGATTTTACAATAGAAAATAGAGAAAGTGGTTATGTAGCTTTTTCTACAAGTTTAACTGAGAGAGCAAGAATTGATTCTAGTGGTAGAGTTCTGATAGGTCAAAGTGGTTCTACTGGTTCAGCAAATGCAAATAATTTAGTGGTTGGTAGTGGTAGTGGCAATGAAGGGATAACTATTTTTTCAGGTGCTGATAGTGGTAGTACATTAGCTTTTAAAGATAGTGGAGCTGACGAGGATGGTTTTATATCTTATAACCACACAAGTCAGTTTATGCAACTTGGTACAAATTCAGCAGAACGTATGCGTATTGATTCTAGTGGCAATTTAGGACTGGGTACAAGTTCTCCCTCAAGAAAATTTGTCGTGCAAGATGCAGCTTCACAAATGGCTCTTATATCTAATAATGACCAAAGTTCTGTATTAAATTTTGGTGATGTAGATGACGATAATATAGGTAGAATACAATACGACCACTCGAACAATAATATGACATTTAGAACAAATACTGCTGACCATATGAAAATAACATCGGCAGGAAATGTTTTAATTAATAGTGCTAGTGATGATGCACCTTTACAAGTAAGACAAACTAGAGACACTAATGGTAATATGAGAACCAATGGAACTTACGCCTTTATTGCAGAAGGTAATGATTCAGGTGCAGTAGGTGAAGGTATTGGAATTCATCTGACTGGTAAAAATACTAATGGTAGTGCAACTCGTGGTGTTTCATTATTAGCTTTAATACAAGATACTGGCAATGCTCACGATTTAATATTTGCCACATCTGCTACAAGTTCAGCACCTGCTGAAAGAGCAAGAATTACAGATATTGGTGATTTATTAGTTGGTAAAAGTACTATTTCAGTCGCCTCAACTGGAATTGAAGCAAGAGCTAGTGGATTATTTGTTGCATCAAGAAATGCAGGAACAGCAGCTATATTTAATAGAGAAGGAACTACAAAAGGAAATATAGTTGATGTAAGACAAGACAATTCTCCAGTTTTAACATTTGGTACTACAGGTGATAATGTTTTTGTTTCAGGTACTGCTAATACAAATGATTTATTGTTAAGAACAAGTGCTTTAAATAGAATAAGAATACTAGATTATGGATTGACAAAATTCGATACTTATGATTCAGTAACAACTACACCTGAAGCTAGATTACATCAGCATCAAATATTTACTATGGAATGTGTTGCAGGAGCATCAGGAGTTGCAAAAGATTTTGTGAATATAGGTAACAATACTAATGTTACTATTCACGTATATGCAAGACAAGATGCTAGTAATATAGGTACAAAACACTGTGGTTTAGCTACTGCTAATGGTCAAGGTACTGTAGTTGATCATATACAAAATTTCGTAGGTAATGTTACTGACTTAGAAGTTACTAGATCAGGCACAAAATTACAAGTAGAGGTAACATATACAGGCACAGCACCTCAAGTACACATTGTAATTGATGGGGTTTGTGATGTTGATATGACAAAAGATAGTGCTTGTTAATAAAAATAATGTTTAACAATTAAATTAAATAAAAATGGCAAATAGTTATAATTGGAATATATCGCAATTAGATGCTAAGATTAGTGAAGGAGATAAAAGCAATGTAATTTATAACATTCATTGGAGATACAATGCTTTAGATGAAAGTGGTGATTACTCTGCTTCAATGTACGGAACTCAATCTGTAAGTTATGTAGAAGGAGAACCTTTTATTGAATATGCAGACCTGTCAAAAGATGACGTGGTAGGCTGGCTTGAAGAAGGAATGAATGTAGAGGAAATGAAATCTGATCTAGATGCACAAATTGATGCTAAAAAAAATCCAGTAGACGAATACCTAGTTCCTGATTGGGATTAATTATATTTATAAAATGTTTAATATAAATTAATTAAAATGAGTAAAATTAAAAAAGAAGAACTGGAGCAACTGCACGAACAAGAAAAAAAGAAAAATGCAGTTTATCACGATCTTGGTGTGTTAGATACACAAAGACACAGTTTATTGCATTTATTTGCAAATATTGCAGAGGAACAAGAAAACTTTAAAAAAGAACTAGAGGAGAGCTATGGTAAAGTAAATATAAATTTAGAAGATGGTTCTTATACAGAAATTAAAGAAGATGAGTCTAAATGATATAAAAATTTATACTCTTAATATAACAACTTTAGGTATATCCTTAACAAGTATAGACGTAGCATTAAAAATTATTTTGGTGTCTGTGTCTATACTATATACCTTACATAAATGGTATTTAATGTATGAAAAAAACAGAAAAAAATAAAAAACCAAGCAATAGAATAAGTAAAAACATTTCTTACAAAGAAGGTATTTATTCTGCTACAGCTACAAGACTTAAAATTGACAACAAGCCTAACGAGGATCATATTAAAAATATGAAACAAGTTGCAGAGAAGGTTTTTCAGCCAGTTAGAGAGTGGTGTGGACACCCTATACGTATTAACAGTTTTTATCGATCAGAGGCTCTTAATAATGCAATTAGAGGTAGTGTAAGCTCAGCTCATATGAAAGGACAAGCAATAGACATAGACTCACTAGGAGAAAAGTCTAATGCAGAATTATTTGAGTACATTAGAGAAAACTGTGATTTTGACCAGTTAATATGGGAATTTGGTTCTGATATTAATCCTGATTGGATACATTTAAGTTATGTAAACAAGGATAAAAACAGAAAAGAAGTATTAGAGGCTAGAAGAGAAAGAGGAAAAGTAAGATATTACAGAATATAATGCCTATACCTAAACCACGAAATAACGAGAAACAGTCTGATTATATGTCAAGATGTGTTCCTCAAATGATGAAAGAATATAATAAAGATCAAGCTATAGCTATTTGCTATGATGCTTTTAGAAATAAATAGATATGCCAACAGAAATACTAGATAAACAAGTAGGAATTGATTATAATGGTGATAAGAAACCTGACATAAAGCTAGACATAAAGTCTATTGCTATAGTTGTAGGATTTCTAATCTCAGGTGTAACTACTTATAACAAATTACAACAAGAAATAGAGTTAGCAAAAGAGTTACCTGTTTACGAGGTAGAAGAAACAGCAGACGATTTAATTATAAAACAAAATATAGAATATTTACAAAAAGAGATAGATAAACTAGAAAAGAAAGTAGAAGATTTAGAATCTAGAGTTTACAAAAAATGATATTATTTTATATACTATTTGCATTAAATTCAATTTCATTTAAAGTAGATGGATTAACTTGCTCTATGTGTTCTTTAAGTGTCAAAAAAAGTATAGAAAAAGTTTATTTTATTGCTAAGGCAGATGCAGACGTAGAAACAGTTTCTTATAAAGTAGAATTTAAAAAAAATCACTACATAGATTTTTATGCTATAGAAAACGCTGTATTAGATGCTGGTTTTAAAATAAATAAAGAGTCAGTAGTAATAGACACAAAAAACACTAACGATTTTTGGCAAAACAGTAATTATATAGTTTGGAAAAATGAATAAGGTTTATATAATTTTTTTGTTAATATTTTTTGGATGTACACAAACATTATATAAATCACCTTTAGTTACTCACGTATTAGCAATAACAGAAACAGGAGACACTCTTAAAATACCAATTAATCAAATACAGCCAACAAAAATATATAATGTTATAGGATATGATTATTATAAACCTTATGCTATAGATTATTATAGAGATTGGAGATACTATGACCACTATAGAAACGATATAAGACACTTTAGCTACTATCCTAATGTAAATAATCAATCTGTGTATATAAATGCTCCTAATGTAAATACACAGTCTACAAATGCACCGAATCCAGCTAAAAACAATACTAAAAAAAATAACTGATGTCTGATCCTGCACAAAATTTTATAAAACTAGAAGAAGACCAATTAAAAGAACAAATAAACACAGGACAAACTATACAAAAAATTAACACATTATTAGACGTAGCAGAACACTTAAATGGAGAAAGCTGGGATGGAGTTAGACGATTAGAACTTTTAGTACAAATAGAAAATAAACTAGGTAATTTAATAGAAAAATTATGAATGGAGAGTGGTGGCAAATATTAATTTACGTTATAAGTTTATCAGCATATGGTGCTATGCTTATATATGCAATAAAAGAAGCAACTAAAGACAAATGAAAGATATATTATTAAAAGTATTTGGAAACGCTGGAGGCTCTGTGGCAGAGAAAATATCTAATATTATAGATAGACATACTTACAACAAAGAAGAAAAAGCACAATTTGAAAAAGAGATGTCTCAAATATTCATAAATGCAGAACAGAGTATGCAAAAGAATGTAACAGATAGATGGCTTTCAGATAATCAAGGCAGTTGGCTTTCTAAAAACGTCAGACCTATGACTTTATTGTTTATGATAGTTTCTACTATACTTATGATTTTTGTTGATGCAGGTAGTATTAAGTTTGAAGTTAAAGACACTTGGATAGACCTTTTACAATTAACTCTTATAACAGTAATCTCTGCATATTTTGGTGGTAGAAGTTTTGAAAAAATCAAAAACAGATAATGGCAAGATTTTTTCCTACTGCTTACAAACTAAAACCAAAAAAAAAACGTAAAGGTATTCATTCAAAAAACAGAAATACAAATCAAAAAAATGGAAAATATTACAAAGGATCAAAATACAGAGGACAAGGAAGATAATGTATCTTTCTTAGATTTTAAAAACAGAACTAAATACGAAGAGCAAGAATCACAATGTGATATTCACGATAATGAATGTCTTAGTTGTGGTAGTTAAGATATGGAAATAATAGAACACTTATTTGGAATATGTGGTGAAACACATTTAAATATATTTTCTGTAATAGCTATAGCTTTATTAATTAAAGTTTTACATATAGTTTATAATTACAAAAAATACAATTTAAAATAATTATATATATTTGTGTAAACAGTCGCACATCTGTATAAGGTGCTAAACTTCAGACATACCAACTGTTGGATCAGGCAATTATAAGTTTTTTTTCTTAGGGGGGACTTTTTCTTTCTTTTTTCTTTTTTACTCTTTTTTCTTTTTTCTTTCTTTTAATATTAATTAGAGTTATATGTATATAAATTTATACTTATGAAAAAATTAACAAGAAGAAAACTTATAAAAAAACTAGATACTGTTTTTAGTTTATATATCAGATTAAGAGATTCACAAAATAAGATAGTAACTTGTTTTACCTGTGGCAAACAGGATCATTATAAAAAAATGCAATGTGGACATTTTATGTCTAGAAAATCATATTCAACAAGATGGAATGAAACTAACTGTCAAGTTCAATGTGTTAAATGCAATATGTTTGAACAGGGAATGAGTTATGTATTTGGACTAAGATTAAACAAAATATATGGAGAAGGAACTGCTGAAAATCTTTTGTCTAAATCAAAAAAAATAACTAAATTTACAAATGATGATATTGAGGAAATGATAAAAAAATATCAGGAACTCAATTAGTTTATTGATTCTATTCGTCAAAAAGGGTTAATTAATTTTAATCCTTTTTTTTTGTATATACTTGTAGTTATCAAATATTTTGTTAATATTGCATATATGAGAGAAAAATTAAACAGACAAAAATATATCAAGGATAATATTGATGTCAAACTAGATATTAACCAACTTATAGAGGAAGCTAAGTGGCAAGTAGAGTTTTATGAGAAAGAGGTTATAAGATCAGCTAATGCTTTACATCAAAGAAGATTAGCTTTACAGGCTTTATATGAGCAAAAGTTAAACAGAGAAAATCCTGAGTTATGAGTTTAAATGATAAACTAGCTCAGATACAAACAGAATTAAAAGCTAATAAATCAAGATTTAATTCTTTTGGTAAATATTCATATAGAAGTGCAGAGGATATACTAGAGTCTATAAAACCTTTTCTAATACCTTTAGGAGTAACAGTAAGAGTAGAAGAAAACTTAATAGAAACTAATGTAATCCAAACAACAGCAATAATTTCTGATGGAAAAGTAGAGTTAAAAGCTCAGGCAGTTGTAGGAGTAGACATAGATCAAAAAGGTATGCAGATGCCACAAAAGTTTGGCTCAGCTTCTAGCTATGGTAAAAAATATGCTTTAGGTAATTTATTTTTAATAGATGACACTAAAGATTCAGATGCTTTAAACACTCATAATAAAAAACCTAAATTATTAGAGAACACACCACAATTTAAAAAAGTGAAAGATGCTTTAAAAAATGGTTACAGTTTAGAGGATGTAAAAAAGAAATACACTTTGACAAGTGATATTATTAAACAATTAACAGATTAAATATGAGTACATTAATAAATGCAAGTATAAACGTAGCAAAGTTACCTAAAGAAAAATTTGTAAAAGGTAAAGACGGAGCTGTGTATTATAATTTGACTATCTCAGTAGGAGACGAGTCAAGATTTGGAAACAACGTAGCTTTATTTGATTCTCAAACTATAGAAGAGAGAGAAGCAAAAAAACAAAAAAATTACGTTGGTAATGGAAGGGTAGTTTGGACAGATGGAAATGTGGTGTTAGGTGAGAAGGATACAGTAGTGGATACAGTACCTGACACAGAAGCAACTCCCTTTTAATATTTTTCATTGATTTATTTTTAATTTTTATGGGGGTAGTTTAATTTACCCCCTTTTTTATATATGGACATCAATAAACTAGATAAAATCGCAGAGGCTTGTAGTATCAATCCACTAGAGTCAGTAGAATATCCACCAGTAGCAATATCAAAAGGAGAAAAACTCATAAAAGCAAAATCAGGTGATTCTCTTTTACCAATACCTATAGGTACTTATGGTAACTTCTCATTTATACAAGCACCTCCTAAAACTAAAAAAACATTTTTTGTTTCTTTACTTGCAGGAGTTTATTTAAGTGGTACTAATAATTTTAGTGCTGACTTAAAAGGACACAGAGGAAAAAAAAGAATACTACATATAGACACAGAGCAAGGAGTATTTCACGCATCTAAATCTTTTAAAAGAGCAATAGATATGTCAGGAGTAAAAGACTCTTATGACACATTTGGTCTTAGAAGTATTTTTTATAAAGAACGTATTGAATTTATAGAATATATGTTGTTTCAAGAGTCGTATGGTTTAGTAATTATAGATGGGATTGCTGATCTTGTATCTGATGTAAATAACATAGAGGAATCTAATAATTGTGTACAGAAACTTATGGAATGGACTTCTACGTATAACTGTCATATAATTACAGTAATACATTCTAACTTTGGATCAGATAAACCTACTGGACATTTAGGTAGCTTTCTAGAAAAGAAAACAGAGACACAAATACAGCTAGAGACAAACACAGTAAATAAAGATTGGATAACTGTTAAATGTAAAAGAAGCAGAGGTTATTCTTTTGAAACTTTTTCTTTTGAGATAAATGATTTAGGTTTACCACAAATAGTTGGTGATTTGTACGACATACTAGATGAAAAAAACAATGCAACTCCTTTTTAATAAACATCAAGATTGGGTAAATATTGTAAAATCTTTTGGAGTAGACGAAGACGTATGCGAGGACATAGTACAAGAAATGTATTATAAAATACAACTCAAACTAGAGAAAGGTTTAGACATAATGTACAATGAAACAGAAATAAATTACTACTATATATTTAAAACTCTTAGAAGCCTTTTCTTAGACCTAAAAAGAAAAAGTAAAAACATACAAAAAGTACAACTAGAAAAAGTTAAAAATTTACAGTCAGATATAATTTTTGACAACACATATGAGAAACTAGAAAAAGAACTTAATGACCTTTACTGGTATGACAGAAAAGTATTTGAAATTATAACGTCAGGTGAAAGCATTGCTAGTTTATCTAGAAAGACAACAATTCAATATTATTCGTTATATAACACATTTAAAAAAGTAAAAGAAAAAATAAAAAAAATATTATGAGACTAGGAGACTTAGTAGAAACTATAACAACTTACACAGGTATAAAATGGATTGTAAAAAAAATATGGGGAGAAGACTGTGGATGTTTAGAAAGAAAAGAAAAGTTAAATAAATTAAAAATTAAAAGATGGTAAAATTTCATTATGATGACATAGAGATTTGGAGAGCTTTTAGAGAGTCAAAAAAAACAAGCATAACACACGAAGAGCTAGAAATGGTATCAGACTTTCACGCAAAATATTTTAAACATAAATTTTATAAGCCTTGTACTTGTTCACCTAAAACTATTAACAAGTGGATTAAAGACCTTAACGAAATGTGGATAGATGGAAATTACTGAAATACAAAAATGGGAACAGGCTGTAGTTGCTCTTTTAAATCTAGATAACTGGAAATTAGAATGGACAGGAAAAGATTATGAACATTTTGATGCTAAAGGTAAAACACCAAAAGGTTTTGATTGCGTTATAGAAATGAAATTTAGAGATACATATTATGAAACAAAAATGCTTGAGGTCTATAAACATCAAAAACTTATGGAACTACCTAGAGAAGTGGTTAAGTTATATTTTGTTAATGATCCTAAAGGTAATTATATGTTTTGGCTTAATAATATTAGTATGCCTCCTGCTGTTGATAAATACTGTCCTGACACTACTATGTGGACAAAAAAAAGAGTAGTTAAACCAGTCTATCTATTAGAGGAAAATCTAGCCTCTATTATAAATCTTAATTCCACTTATTAACATTTGTTAATTAATTTTATATTGTTATCTTTGAATATGAAACAATATAGAAGTAATCAAGGAAGAAATCCTAAAAAAGAAGAAGCAACATTAGATATGATTACAGCTTTTATAAAAATTATGTTAATTATTTTATTATTATTAGCTATATGATTTTACTTGTAGATGCTGACAGTTTAATATTTGCAAGTTGTTATAGTAATGATAAGCAAGGACAATTCTATACAGATATAGAAGATGCTATAAATAAATTTGATCAGCAGTTTATGAAAATAGTAAACGACCTAGAAGAGAGATTTGAAATAGAAAAAGTAATAACATTTAACGGAAGCAAAGGTAACTTTAGAAAAAAGATAACTACAGTATATAAGGCAAACAGAAAAAAACAAGACTTACCTCCACTATTACACGATATGCACGACTACGTAAAAAAACAATATAATTCTGTTTATGGTTATGGAATAGAAACAGACGATCTTGTAAGTGCTTATTGGTTTTCTTTGTCAAAAGATTTAGGAAGAGAGAATGTAATGATAGTAAGTATAGACAAAGACTATAGACAGTTTCCAGCCTTAATATATAACTATCACTATAACCACAGAGAGATAATAGATATAACTCCTGAAGAGGCTATGTTTAATTTTTATTCACAGATGATAGAAGGAGACACAGCAGACAATGTAAATTATTTTAAAGGCAAAGGAAAAAAGTTTGCAAAGAATTATTTAAAAGATTGTAAGACTAAATATCAATACACAAAAAAAATGTATGAATTATTTAAAGAAAAATACAAAGGCAAAGCAAGAGAAAAATATATAGAATGTTATAACTTACTTAAATTGAGAGAACAATGAAACCACTAGAAATAGCAAAAAAAATAAACAGACAACTCAAAGTAGATGTATTTAAAAATACTAGAAAACAACAAGTAGTAGAAGCAAGAAGTTTACTTTGCTACATACTAAGAAACAAACTAAGATTAAGATGGACTAACATAGCTTTATTTTTTAGAAATAATGGTAAATCTATGAACCACGCAACAGTCATACATAACTGTAATATGTTCCACACTTATAAGAAAGTAAACACAGACCTCTTAGATGTTTTCAAAACTTTTAAGTTTAAAAGTAATTTGTCTTTTGATGAGATAGACAGAATACACTACTTAGAAAATAAATGTAAAAACCTAGAAGCTAAATTAAAAGAATATGACAACATCAGATGAATTAACACAAGGAGAGATCAGGAAACTTTTTGGATGTTACAACACTAATAAACAGACAAAAGCAAAAATAGATGCTTTGATGGAAGGTATGGCAAAACTAGAATCAACACTAGGTATAGACTCTACAAAAGCAGA